CATCAGAAAATCTCATGTTCCCGTATCTTCCCAAGCCCCTAAGTCGTAGCTGTTCAGTCCATACCCTGACCCATTCGTCATCGAGTAACTCATCAGATGCAAAATGCTTGGGTAATCCTTGGACTTCCCGGAACTCATAAGGATCATCAGAGAATCGTTGCCATGTATAACCTACACCATCATCATCCATTACACGCTCAACCCATCCATTAGGATCATCGGGATCACGCTTTACCCATTTACCTACACCTAGTTCTTCTTTGAAGTGTCTACTCTTGGTAGCTGGGTTCCAGCCCATAGGACCAGTTACCCTTGCTGCATCAGTAACCTCATCCATGAACCATTTTCTTTGTAGGGCTAGGTTCTGTCGTGTCCACCTTAATCCTAAAGCTACACTAGGATCAGTCTGGAAGAACTCATAATCTTTATCAAGAGGATTACGTGTCCTACCATGACTCCTGAAGTGGCGAGACATGGCATCTGCCATCTCCTCATTCATCTTGTCAATACTTTTTGAGCCTAATGCTTCAGCTTCTCGACCACCCCTATACCCAGCAGCATAGATAGGACTGCCCATCTCATCCACACCAGTAATAAATGATTGTGGTCCTTCATCAACATACCTTCTACCATGTCTAGTTAGCACACCGGGGAAATACCCTTTATGTAGTACACGCTCTATGGGCTGACCATAAGCATCAGATAACTTAGCTAGTCTATGTCCGACATCTTCCCATACACCCAGAAGTCTAGCACCCTCAGAGCCAAGTATCTTCTTTGAATCGTCAATAGCAACTAATGGTAGGGGGTTACCATCATCATCTATGTAGATACGAGTACCATCTTCAGCATCTAGTATGGGATTACCCTTCTCGTCTACACGAAAGGTTCTCTCTCTCTGTGCTTGCTCCCTGAACTTAGTCTTTATAGTTTCAATGTCTTCGCCAGTTTCTTTTGCTCTGGTCTTAAAGTATACATCAAACTTAGGCATCTCATCAGCTAATTGTCTATCAAGATTCATGGCGATCTCACGACTTGAGTCGCCAGTACCCTTTACAAGTCTGCTGATACCCATAGGTACATTGAACATACGAGCAAGATCAGGTAAGCCTACCCTTGACGCACCGAATTTCTTTTCAGCAGCAGCTTTACCGGCCTTCTTCAGTCCTTCCTTAACTGGCTCAGGTGTAACGGCTTTGATAAGGCTACCCGTTCCCTTGACTAACTGCGGTGCGAACCATGTAAGCGGATCAGTGGCTACGTCACCAGCGAAACCAAGCAAGCCTCTAGCCAGAGGTGGCATGTCATCAGGAAGAAAGTCTTGAGTTCTAACCTCGTCCTCTCCCATCCAGCCACGCTTCGTGCCTGCCCACATACCTTCTGCTGGTGTCAAGTCCACACCACCCAACATATCATAAGCTAGCGCACCAATGGCACTTTCTTTCAACCCAACCTTCATTGCTTGGGCAGGTCGTTCAAGTAGTGCAAGGTAATCAAGTACACCCTTCTCGTCACTGCCACGCTCAGGCTTCCTAGTCTCGTACTCGTCTACAAGCTGCTGCTTTAATATACGAGCCTGCTCCTGCTCCTCTCTTTCAAGAAAGGAATCAGCAACATCAGCTTCAAAGATTTTGCCACCAAAGTCGAATTCGATCTTCGGCATTACTTAACTCTGATACCCGTCACTTCACCTGTAGGACTAGGTACAGCCTCAGTTCCAGTACCACTCAGTATACGAGCAGCCAGACTATAATAGTCGGCATCAGTTAGTTCCCGCATACCAGCGTACTGTTCTGGCATCTCGATCTCACCTGTCTTTAACCATACTGCAAGCTGTTGTATAGCACCTTCCTGATTACCTGCTTCGTAAGCATTTTGTAGTGTACGCATTGCAAGCATGCCTTTGGTATATATATCCTTAGCTTTGGGTTGCGCCTTTAGTAAATCAGTAGCTGCCTTAGCTTCTGCTTTATCCATTTCAAGGGTATAACCACTGGTATCAGCAGCTTCTTTAGGACTGGCACCAGCCTTTAACATACGATTATAAACCACTCTAGCTGAGTCAGGAACCTTCCCATCCTTAAATACTTCTTCTATAATATTACCTAACTCTACTTCATTCTGCTGCATTGCACCCATCTTCAGCATATCAATGGCGTTCTTCATGTAGTTATTTTTACGTCCGGGATTCTGGAAGTTGAGTAGCATAGTATGCTTTAAGATGGTACTCATATTGTTAAAGAACTTCTGCCTATTAGCCGATGCTCGTTCCGCATAGGATGGAAGATTACTTGTGAATTCATCTACTGGTGGGCCAGCAGGTACTCCGCCGGGTACGGTAAGCGGTACATTCCCTCTTGGCATATCAGTAGGTTGGTCAGGACTACCTGCCATCATGCTGCCAGCCACAGTTCCACCATAGCCTAGACCTGCGCTAGATATAATGGGGTGCCTACCTACGAATCCACCGGGCTTACCACCAGCCTCAACAGCTGGAGTAAAGACTTTCTTACCTAGCTTGCCACCTATAGCCTGTGCCACCCTTGGGTTACGCATGAGCCACGGTAATGCTGCTGCTCCTGCGCCCGTTATCCACGGTAATGCTGCTGCAAATACTGGCATATTAGTATCTCCCCCTTGCTCTCATTCTTTCTTCCCATTTGCGTCTGGCTACATCTTGCCACGACTGCATATTAAACATATTCATAATCGAAGGTCGGTCAAACCGCTGTTGCCAGTTAGGTGGGTGCTGGACATTACCCCACTGAGCAGACCCAGTTGGTATCTTTTCTTTTATAGTTTCTACTATTTCATCTGATTTATTAGGATCAGCAAATACTTTCTTTACAGTAGTCTTCTCGCCCATGAGTTCCTGAGTAGGAATCCTCATGCTACCCGCCCCTTGTAATGGATCACGCAACATCTGAGCCTGTATGTTAGGCCAAGGTCTAGCTGCACTAACCGTAGTCTGTCCTCCCGGATAACGATTACGCATAATCGCTGCATGTTGTTCGGCATAAGGGGGAAATGTTTTGTCTACTCTTCGAGACTCTTGGGCAATAGCTGCTGGGTTGACAGGAGTAACGCTTGCTGCGCCACCGTACGGCTTACCCACTACATCACCGAATAGGCCGGGCTTCGCCATGCCTTTGTAGATTGCTGTAGTATCCTTCACTCCAGTCTCTTCAAAGCGTCGGCCTTGGTTTAACCTTTCGCGACGCTCCCACATATCTTTATCAAGGATATCCTTCAGACTAAACCCTTTGAATGCGCCCGGTCTGTGTCCTGTAAGTCCTTCAAATCCGCTCCAAAATCCCATAGTATTCTCCTATGCAAACATCGAAGGCATTGTCGGGAATGCCCTTGCTGCTGGTCCTGCCTGTACGGTATACGGTGTTGGTGGTTCGCCACCCGCCATTCCTGCCATAAGTTCTGACATGAACATCATTCTTAATAGTTTAGCGTACTCATCCTCTTCTTCCGGCGCAAATTTTCCTGCTGCAATATCTCTTTCGGCTTGCCCATACATACCAAAATCACCCCGACTTAAAGCCATTGGATAATCATGTGCGCCTTCTCTTCCTCTCCTTATCCTCGCCATCTGTGCTTCTTGAGTTTCACCCCGACCTTGCCCAGACCATCCGCCAGCACCTGCAATTTGCTTAGATATCTGACGTAATCCAGCAGCACCCGGACCAGTTGAGACTTGCCACATAGGTGGCGCAGCAGGTAAAGGAACTTGTCCACCATGAGTTCCAGATGGTGCTAATGGATCATAAGTGGGGGCGTCCCACGGGTGTTCCCATTCTTTGTCACGCCACCAATCCTGTATCGTCCATCTTTTATGCCCAACATGTGGGGCTGCGCCATGAATATGTGCCATAATCTATTCTCCTAAGTCCACATGTTCGCAAAGGCATTGCCAGCAGCAGCACCTATTGGGCCACCTGCTGCCATACCAATACCACCTGCTAATGCGGTAAGCATTGGGTTAGGTCCACCCGGTCCTGTCGCCGTACTCGTTCCACCATACTCACCTGAGATGCCAGCCATGTAGTTCTGTAATCCCAGCTGCGCTCTCTGAGCATCATAGGCGTACTTGGCTCGGTCAGCATCTAGTAATTGCTGGTCCATTGCCTGCTGCTGTGCGCCAACCTGCCCCATTGCACCAGTCATTGCTAATGGTGCGCCAAGGATGGATGGATACTGACTTAATGCTCCTTGCGTAGCCCCTGCTCCCTGCATACCATAGCCCATAGCTGCCTGTTGTGCGCCTAAGCCCATCTGGGCTGCTGGCAATCTCATACCCTGCGCTCTATTATAGGCATCAAACTGAGCCTTAGCTATGTTGTCTGTCATCTGTTGATTAGCAGCAGCTATAGCATTAGATTGTACTATATCCCCTCTCGTACCACCACCTGCTTGCGATTGCGTGATTGCGCTACGTATACCCGGCAATACTTCTCCCGTTAGCTGACCCATTGCTTGTCTACCATAGACATCTGCAACATCTCTAAATGGACCTGTATCTGTATCTACTGTTCCTGCTAATAAATCTCTATACTGACCTTGCTCGAACGGTGTATACCCCTCATATTCTGAAGTGCTTAGAGGTCTTGCAGCAGCTGTGCCATAACCCATTGCATCCGCGCCGTAACCTAGTGCGCCACCTAGACCAGCTTGAGCAGCACCCATGAATGCCTCAGTCTGTGGATCAGCAGCATACCTTATTGTAGCATCCTGTGCAGCCTCTTGAGCCGGGGTAAAGCCAGCTACTGTTTGACCTCCATAGTAAGCAGGATTTAATGCGCCTGATCTATACAGGTCTTTAGTATACTCAAATCCTCTCTCTAAATAGGGCTTCTGCTGTTCCCACGGTTCAGTTCTTGTCGTTTGTACTTTTGATCCACCTGACATAATATTCTCCTACTTTGGAACCAGTCTAACGCCAACTAATATACGATCATTCTTATCAGGCGCTCTACCACCAGTTGGCATATACGGGTAGTACGGATACTTACTCTGGTCGAATTCATTATACGCTAGTTCTTCATATCGTTGATTATCTTTATTCCACTGATAAGGACGGTAAGCGTACTTATACCCCTCTACATCTGGCATAGGTACACCAGCACTGTAGGTTGTTTCTGTAGTGCCTGCTCTTGGATCATAAGCTGCATCCATAGCTGGTAGATGCCTAGATGCTTGGAATCTGCCCGGACCTAAAGCAGTTCTTGGTAATGGTGTATCACCCCACATACCTCTTGCTCTCCATGCTTCCATAGGAGTCTTACCCTGAGCAGCCATGTACGCATCAGTTTCTTTACTACCTTGCCCAAGCCAATGCTCTCTACCCCAGTCAGCCATAGACTGAGTATCAGTAGGTATATTGTTAAGGTAATGGTTTAGTAAATCAGGCCATGCTCGAACATAGTTCTCGTACTTGTTCGCACCTTCGTGCATTGCTAATTCGATAGGCACATCAACAGCACCCCTTGTTACTGTCTTAGATGGAGTAACGGGTTTATAACCTAGTAGCCCTACATTAGCAGCAAGATGACCTGCTGGTCCTCTATGTACCGATGGGAATAAAGCACTATTAGCTTGGAGTAATCCCGAAGAAGGTGTAAATGTTGTCGCCATTATTGCATCCTCTGCTTTAAGTCTTTCGTAATGATGTCATAAGAATGTTTCCAGTCTTTTAGTTTTCTTGCCATGCCTTTCCTTGACCATGCCTCAAGGGATGAGCAGCCATGTCTTATAGCATAACCCTCTAACATGGGAAGGAAGTCATACCATAGACCCATATTTTTACCTGCTAGTGTTATAACTCTGACAATCTTCTTCCTTGGATACTGGATAATTTCAGTTACCATAGCTGCTATAACATCCCTATCTTCTAATGCTACCCATAATCTCAGATTAGCAGAGTCAAGATGTTTCTTTATATCCTCTGGTATGAGTTCACCTTCGGCATGACGTAATGCCTTCTCTATTAAGGGTACGACATCATCCCATACCATGTCTATATCTTCTGCTTCTACTAGAGCAACCTTACATGAGGGTGCTACTACAGTTTCAGACTCAAGTTGAGTTACAGTTTTGCCCATGCTGTTCCGTTATGCCAGTAAATTCCTTCCCCGGTTCCACCCGGATTCCAATCGGTCCCATCTGCGTACCTTACGTCACCCTTCCGTGGTTTGGATGGTTCTATATGAGTAGGTTCTAGCCTAAATATAGACTGATTCAATAGGATGTCACCAAGTCTTTTTAGTTCTGTAACAACATAACCACCTAAATCATCTACTTGTTCTGGGAGAGGACCGGGTTCATACCTTGTTACACTCTTCTCTACCCTATCGGCATAGGTTGCCATCAGTAACTCCTTGAGCCACGCTTACCTACATTGTCAACCTCTATAGAATAACCATCTAACTCCCAGTTCATATCAGTGGTAGACTCAAAGCGTACAGCATACAGCTTGCCAGTGCCTCTCACGGATACTTTAGACTGGGTATTAGGATCAAATGTTACGGGAGCATTCCACGATATACCACCCTCAGTAGACATCTGAGTGCCAAGATACACGTTTATAGAATCAGAGCCACTAATGGACATCTTGGGCCATATAGAACTAATACGCTTGACTGTAGTATGATCTGGCTGGCCTTGACCATTCATGGTTAGACCAGTTCTTTCGATGTAAGATACCATATCAGCTGTATCTTCCCTGTTACCAGAACCATCTCTGTATAGTTTTGTATTTGCTGGGTCGGCAAAGAGTAATACCTTATCCTGAAGATCGTAACTCATCGTCCAAGGACCAGTAGTACCCGCCCATGATGTAGTTGTAGAAACCCAAGTCGTAGATGTGGTTGGATTCCCTACGTTGCCGTACCCAATATGGGCGAGATCGGGTAAATCCCTGATAGTAAAGGTATTGGTTATATAGTTCCATACGATAGCTTTATTAGGGTGGTTGGTCAAAGCACCGTCAGCCGTGAAACAGAATAGTATCTCAGTTCTACCGTAGTCGGCAGCAACAAAACACTTATTAATCTGCGCGCCATCTATTTCTGTAAACACATATTCCTTTAGTTTCTGAGGAAGTATTGGTTTAAGTCTCTGACCATCATTGATATAGAAATTACCCTTACCAAAGATAGCATGACCACCATCAAACTCAGCTACACAGTTCTTTGCTATTGCTCCAATCGTAGGAGATAACTGTCTGAAGGAAAAGATAAAAGGAGTTCCTACAAAACTCATGGAGTATGTAGCATCCTCTTTGTAGATCATGAATGTATCCCTAAGCTGTAACCCGTCTAGGATGTCGCCCTTGGAATCCGCTAATTCGTATTCACCAGCATCAACCGTGCTAGTCGTTTCATTCCATGAGGATGGAACACCTTGTATTCCAGCCTCTGTACTCCACTTCACAACCCTTGGGTAAGATACACCACCACGATTTATATTCAACGCAACCAAGAAGGAGCGAAATGCACGAATAGATTTAGTATATACAGTAACGTATACAGCTGCATCGTCATCATGCGCTGCTGCGGTTGTGCTATTCGCACCCCTAGTGCAGGTTGTAAACGTAGTATCTGTCTTACCTGTGTAGGATATATCCTCAGAACCTATCGTCACAGTGCCAGATGTAGGGAAATCTTCAGTAGAGTCCACAGTAAC